TATTTTTCTCTTCCGAAAACTCTGATTTGAGGTTTACTTCCACGCTTGTATCTGGTCTTTAATCTTTTAAACGTTACATGAATATCATCAGCGGTAAGTTCTGTTAAAGAGCCAGTAGAGAATGAAGAATCATCCCAACCAATTCTTAACTTAGGTTGGTAAATAGTGTTTGTTTCTTTTGAAAAGAATTTTAATTGTCCGTAATCATTTACATCACTTTCTAGTGATGAACTATATTTTAAAATAAATCCTTCATTTGGTAAAGAACCACTTATCCAACTATCTAAAGTTGTTTTAACATCCATTTGAATATCAGATGTTTCGTATGAAAATGATTGTGTTGAGAATGAACCAGTAAACCAAGTTCCTCCCTTACCATTAAATGAACCAGTTGTATCGGAAGAGTGTTCTTCAAGCGATAACCAATTAACACCAGTTCTTACTTTATCCCAACTAACACCATCGGTTGTAATATCATCGAAACGAGTACCAATACCCATTTCCCATGATTGGGTTACTGCATATGCATAAATTGTATAATCAATTGGAATTTCAGATGATTCACATTCTCTAAGAATCATATCTGCTGAACTCATTGTTATATCACCACTTACAATAGATTGTGAAAGTGGAGTTGTTTCAAATTTTATGAGCGAATGTGCTATATCTTTTAAACTTCCATAGTAAGTTTTAGAAATTTCTAATATTTCATCTAAACCAGTATTTTGACTAGGTTGTTGTAAATAAATTGTTGCATCTTTTGATGCTGTTACGAAATAATACATTATACAACCCTCCCCTTTATATCCTTACCAGGATATTTTAATTCAAATACTGAAGGGTCTAATGATGGAAAAACCATTTTTCCTTTTGTAGCATTTTTAATATTGTATTTGTGTTTAGAATATGTGCCTCCACATTTATTTACTATCTCACATTTTGGAACTGATTGTACTCCTTCAACTCCTGCTATTATCAGTTCAAGTTCAGATAAATTAATTGCCTGGTTAAATGCCCAATTATCTATATTAAAATAATTTTCAATTTCTGTGATACATTGTAACATTACTTCTCTTTTGTTATATGAGTTATAAACCATTATTTCAAAATCAACACCAATATTAATTATAAAACCATTTAATAGATTAACACCATCTGTTAACATTCTATATTCTGATAAATATGTTTTTATATTTTCCTTCACTGCCTTGTTAAGAAGTGTTAAGTTTTTACTTGAATTATATCCAAGTGTATATAAATTAATTGCAAAAGGATTATTTTTTTCATTACTTCCAACTTTACCAATTAAAAATCTTTGTAATTCTGTTTTTATTTCTGTTTCTGATTTTTTATCACTACTTAATTGTTGAACTAATCCTGTAAATTCATCTAAAGTATTAGGTGTGTTTAATATTGAAGATGGTGAATTGTTATCTAACTCCCCATCTGGTGCAACATATGCTTTAGCAACCCCACCATACTTAGCAGGTAGTGCTAATGCTCTTACTTGATAATCTTTTCTTGTTACTGCTCTATTTTGAGAACCAAAAAATGCAAGTGCATTTTGTCTTATTTCTTCAATAGTTTCTGAACCCCTACCTCCACTTGCTGGAATTTCATTTTCTGCAGCAATCGAGTTTTTAACAGTTCCATACATTTGTAGTTCATCATCATCAAACAAACTTAAATCTTCATCAAATTCTATTTTTGTAATTCTTTTAATTTCACCTTTGGATACATTTGATTCAACACCACCACCAACTAAATATTTTACAGTAATAGTTGTATTACTTGGTGCTTGTCCATATGATTTTGTTTTCAAAAAGTTTGCAGGGTCGAATGATGCACTTAATCTATCGATTGAATTATTTAATCCCAACCCTACATTTTTAAAGTTTGGTAAAAGAGTTTCATCAGATGATGTAGAATTTCCTCCACCAAATACAATACTCATAGTATTATCTTCATTTACTTTTGTTGTAAATCTTCTTGATGTCTTAGTTACCTTTAAAATCTGTGATACTGAATCTTTAAATTGTGCTAAATCTTTATCAAATTGGTCTGAGTTAACGTAATCAGTATAAACAAGTTCTTGTGCAAGATAAGGAACTTCATACCACTTGTTTCCATTTGAATCTCTTACATCATAAATTTGAATTATATTAGTATCTGAAAAATTAATTGTATCAAACTCTTTAGGACTGTTAAAAGTCTTAGTAATTGTTTTTACTTCTGCAGATATTGCAGGTACAAATTTTCTTATTAAGTAAAACGTAGGTTCTTGTAATGCGTTTCTTTGATAAACACTTATCTCTCTATCAGTTGTATCATTAAAATCAACAAGGTCTGTTGTTCTGAAAACAGTACCAGTACTTGCTGTAAGTTCTAATCCTTCTTTAATTCGAACTAAATATCCAGGGTCTAATTCAAATCTATTATCACCATCATACAAATCTCCACTTGCTTTTCTTTTACTTGGAACAAGTTGATAAACAGATATTGTGGTTAGTGCTGCTGAGGTTACTTTTGGTTTATATCCTAAAAAGTATGCTAAGTTCATTACATTATCTCTATCTTCAGCAGAGTGTAACATTGATTCTTTTAATGTATCATCGATGTAATACCCAAGAACATCTCCCAAATAAGATGCCATTTCTATGAACATCATTCCTGGAGATGATTCATTAAAATCAGAATATGTTGTAGGGAAATATGTTTTAGCATATTCAATTAGATTTTCTCTAAATTGGCCAAAATCTTTATTAAGATATTTTATATCTCTTCCCTTGTTACTTTTATTTGATGTATTTAGTGCCATATCAATTACCCTTGTACTACGAATGTTACATTATCCGTCTGTATATTATCTCCGATAGAAAATTTAATATCCATACCCACTTGATTTCTATCTCGCATTTCATTTGTGAGTTCAATATTAATTTCATCTATGTTTATATAAGGTAACCAAAAGTTTACACTTTCAGTTATTACCTTTTGTATTTTTACTTCAAACTCAACATCGTCCATCTGTTCGAACAAAAGTTCATGTAGACCAGTACCAAAGTCTGGTTGCATTATTCTTTCTCCTTTTGCAGTAAGAAGAAGATTTCTTAAATTAGATTTAGCAGCCTCAAATGATGAATACGTTGGTTTAAATAAAGTACCACTATTAGTCGGAAATTCAAAACCATATGCATAGTTATCGAATTCCGGCTCAGTATCTTTAATTATTCTTTTTGGTAGAACGTATGCCACTACTCACTCCTTACTTTTTAAATTTTTTAACTAATGCAGAATTATCTCTGTTTAGTATTCTATCCAAACCAGGTAATCCAGTCTGTACACCCAATCCTCCTTGTTTAGCTCCTCCTGCACCTGGCATATCACCATATCCCATTTGTGCAGCCATGTTTGCTCGTAAACCACCTAATCCAGCTCCTGCTCCTTGTTGGTCAAATGTTACTGTTTTATCTACATTTTCATTTACAGATTCTTTTTGAAAGTTATCCAATACTGATTTAGTAGTTGGTGTACCTTTTCTTTGTTCTGCAGAAAATGGTTTTGTATTATTTAGAACCTCGTTTAATGCTGGGTTCTTAGATAAAACTCTTTTAGGTTCTTCTGACCTTTCGGTTTGTAATACTTGTTCTGCCATTTTAAATGGGTCTACTTCTTCACTAACAACATTTGTTGTAGTTTTATTAGAAGATTTTTGTGTTCCCTTAACCGCTTCAGCAAGTATTGCTGGAAATTGTTCTGTAAGAAACTTTTCATGTTTCTTAGCAACCTCAACCTCCACTAACGCTTTTACTACTTTGATTAATTGTTTGTTATTCATTGTTTCTAAAATTTTTCTTTTATCTTAATATAAATATATCTTACTTAGTTTTATGGTTCGGATTAACAATCAGTACAACACTTTCTTCGCTCTTCATCAAGTTCTCGTCTTAATTGTACTAAAGATTTTTGTAATTCCTTATCATTTCTATCATCTTTTGCTTTCTTAATTAATTCACCAACAAGTAAATCCGCCTCTTTAAAAAAACGAGTTCTACCTAATAAGTTTTTTTGAGTTTCTGCTCTAAGAATATCATCTAAATTTGATTCCAAAGTACCACCACTTGATAATCTTGCTCTAAGTTCATTATCTATTTGTTCAGCTTTTTCTCCTTGTAAATCATCGTTTGGTACATTTCCTCCACTAAACGTATCACCATCCAAAGAACCAAAGTTTCCATCTTCTCCAAAGTTTTCGGCAGATTGTCCTCCACCCAACTTTAAAGCCGGAAATGGAATGTTTGGTATTGAATAACCTATCCATTGTACAACACCAGGACCTGGGATTGGAGATGGTGCTGAAGGGTATAACGATGTTGTCATATACATTCCCTTTAAACTAAATAAATGTATTTGCATAAACAGAACCATCATATCTAAAAATGATAAACAAGAATCTGTTGGGATTTCAAATGGAACGTTTGGCCATGTGCCAGGTGAAGTTACCATTGCTGAGTTTGCTATTATATTTTGTACTGAACCTGGTGCTGGTATTAATGGAGTAGGGAATGGGAGTAATGTTGCTCCAGTCCAATATCCTTTTACTGCATTACCAACATCTTTTAAAAAAGCATGTTGAGCAGGAACTCCCTTAGAAAGTGCGGTTATGTGAGCTACAGTCATCATAGTGATAAACAAAGGCATGTTACCCATTGCAATTGGATTTTTGTTTATGAGTTGACCACCTCTTCTCATACACATATCGTACTCCATAGCCAATTTAGCTGCATATTGTGGAAATGCAACAACTCCGGCTGGATTGTTCATGTATAATAACATATTTACTTTGAACAATTTCCAAGACATAATTTTACTCCGTAAAGTTTTTTACTGATTTTATTTGGTCTAACTGAGCTCTAATTTTTTCAAACTCTGGTAGGTTTAGTGGGCCTTTAGCAGTAGGTCCTGCTGGAGTTGCATAAATTTGATTTGAAATTGCGGTAATCATAGCATCTAAAATATCAACTAATGTTTGTGCTCTAGCCATAGGTTCTACTTGTCCAGTACCACCCTTACCATCATCTGTTGTGTTTAGTTGTATTTTTCCATTACCAGTTTTGATAGTAAAGTCAGCATCATTTCTGTTAGTAGTTATATTTACAGTATCACCAAAATCTAAATCAGCTCCAGCGTTCCCATTATCAATTGTGAATTTACCATCAGATATGAATCCATAATTTCCTTTTGAGAAAAATATCATTTCAGCTGCTTTGGATGAAAGGATAATTCTTTCTGAGTTGA